TCGAGCCCCTGGTAGAAGCTGACAGGAATTCTTTGAAAGCTGAGGGGCATTGTTCCTTGTCTCTGAAGTTCGGATTATTTCTGCGTCATTCTGGGGTCGCTGTCATCTGATGATCAGACCTTGTTGCCGCGGCGGGCTACTAGGCTAGTGCCCTGTAGGATGAGTATGGAATCGCCGCCTGAGAAGGCCCGGCGCATGAAGGTGACAGTCCCGGCTTGGGTCGTCTCGATGGAGGCCCACATCTTGAAGGGAGCCGTAACGCCGTCCGTATCGAACAGACAGATGGTGGACGAGCCATCTCCGATGCCTGTCAATGTAGCGTAGTTGGGAGCAGCATGGATAGCGTAACCGCCGGCGGCCCAGGTCGTCACACCCGGGAACGTAAAGCCGAAGTAACCGCCCGAGCCGGCCTGAGTGTTGATGCCGCCGTCGATCTGAATGTTCCAGATCTCGTTGGCTCCGACCTTGAAGCTCAGGCTGGACGACTGCGGAGTGGCGCTGGTCGTCGTGCTTGAAGCAGACAGGAACTTCGTCACGGCGCTGACGGTCGTCGGGTTGCCGTTCTCGTCGTAACCCTCGACGGGTGCGCCGACGAACTTGATGGCCGTCGAGCCCGAGATGGTGACGGTATTGGCGGCGGAGTAACCCAAAGCGCCCCTGCCGCCGATGTCGATATTGTCCGACGCGTCGGACCCGATCAACCAACGATCCTGAGTATTGGCCGCGTTTCGGTTGGAGATGAAACCGGCCGCCGGGAAACGGATGGTGCCCGTAGCCACGTTCTGGTCGAATGTGATATAGCTGCTGAGGGCTGCCGATCCATAGACCAAGTGACCCGAACCGTTACCGAAGTAAGTGGCAGTGGCACCTCCGCCAATAGAGACTCCGTCAACGGCGTTGACGGAGATCATGTCGATGTCTCCGCTATTAGCGGCGTTGCGACCCCTGATGTACTGCAGGTTGGGTAGGCGGATGATACCTGAAGCTGCTGTCGAAGAACCGATAGCTAGATAGCTGGTATTCAGGACCGTCGTGCTGAGAGTCAGAGACGTAGCATTGAGGACTGCCGATCCCAGAGTGAGCGTGCTCTTGGTCAGGAAGTCGGGCATCGCTCGAGTGACCTTCCAATTGCTCAGACCGTCGGACTCGATCTCCCAGACGCCGTTGTCGATCTCCAGGCTGAAGTTGCCTCCGACGTTTTCGATGGTGTCGGAACCGTTGCGGACGAGGGTGATAGCATTAGTCTCGCTCTGGCCCGAGACGTCCTGGATGATGTAGTACCTTCCCGCGCTGACGCCCGAAGCGGCCGGCAAGTTGATGGTGCGCGCCGCTGTCGTATTGACCTTGAGCGTGATGTACGTGTCCGACGCCAGGATGGTGTGCGTGCCGGCGACGGCCTGCTGGCCGCGTGACGGGACCAGACCCGCCGCGTTGAGGGCGCCGGCATCGGTGAGCTTGATGGCAGTGCCGCTGTTGTTGTTGTAGTACAGGTTGCCGGCGTAGACGTAGACGCAATTAGTATCGGCCGCGCCTCCGAGGCTGCCCGAGCTGTTGATGTAGCGGACCGATCTGGCGTTGGTCAGGTCATTGCTACCCATCGACAGGTCGCTGCTGATGTCCAGGCCGCTCGGAGTTACCCGGGGTCCCTTGCCTGAGGAGTGATCGTGAGCGTCGATGGCTTCGAAAGCCGTGTTGAGCTGCGATGCCCATCCCGGACCCGGGGTGACCGAGACGGTGGGCAGCGATAGGTTCATGTAGGTCGTGGCCATCTTGAAATTCCTTTAGAATACGTACAGCGATCCCGTTATCGTCGCGTCGGCGCGCAGGATCAAAAAGAGTCTAGTGGGCGGCTCGACCTGCCAGACGTGACCGGCGGCGGTGGGCGAGACGACGAAGAATCCCTCGGGCACCGTGCCCATTTTGTGGGGAACTTTCGTATCGACGCCTGAGGCGATCGTGAATGGCACGACGGAGCCCCGCATCAGCGGGTTCTCCAGGACGGGTCGCAGAGCTTCGTTGACATTGTCCTGGACGGCGTCGATGTACTTGTCTCCTGTCCTGATGCGCCTGAAGGGTACAGTCACTTGTCACCGGCCTCTCGCTGTGCTAGAGGTGAGCATGCTCATGATGATTCTCATCACCAGCCCCTCGACCAGACCTCATTCGGGTCCGTCAGGAATTCCTGCTCTCCCGCGTCGCGGTTGGAGGCGGCGGCTTCGATGCGCCTAAGGAGGGCGGCTTTTCGCATCTCCAGAGCCGTCGTGTCGCTCTCCTCCTTCTGCTTGCACTTGATGGCCGCATCCACCGAGATGTACTCTTCCCAACCGTTGGGTAGAGAGACGGTCTGCGTCGATGAGCTGAGGACTGTCCAGGCCTGCACGTAGCGGAAGCGGTAGTCGCCCGCCGCCGAGTCCTCAGGCACGAAGGAAAGCTTGCTGCCCAGGATAGTATACCTGCGCTCGTCCGAGCCCCAGCGCCACTGAGTGTCTCTCCAGCGGTCCCTGTCCTCCAGAGTATAGCGCTTGAGGGCCGACCACTCTCCCCTGTCGTAGAACTCGACGCCCCGCAGCTTGACGCAGTCGGAAGGCAACGAGCGTTGGTAGTCGGAGCCCGACAACGTGAAAGTCGACCATTCGGGAGTCGTGCAGTAGTCCTCGTACCGCGTGATGAGGATATCCCAGAGCTCGCCGCCCGATGCATTGATGAAGCCGTCCAGCTCGGATGTTCCGACGAAGGAGCTGCTCACCATATCGGCATGCTCCCGAGCTCGGGTACGAAGGGTGGCCAAAGAGATGTCTGTCATGATTCTTTCCTGTCGGGCGGCCCGAGGTTGGGCTCAGAATATTCGATCCTCGGCAGATTTAGTTGCTTCGGTTCGATGTCAAAGAGAATTTCCTGAGGAATTGCCGGACTAATGGCGGGCTCGATGGGTACGATCCTCAGATCACCCGCCCCAGAAAGAGGAAAAGCACGAGACATGCTTAGCCCCGTGCTTTCCGCATGATGCGCTTCTTGCGGCGCTCTCTGCTCTTTTCCTTCAGCTTAGCGGGGAGGTCGGCGTCGTCCGGGGTTTCCTTTTCGAATTTCCGCGCCAACTCCGGGTGCTTCATCCAGAGGTAGGCCCTCTGCGCTTCGGAACGCATCGGCATGCGGCCTTAGGCCTCGTTTTCTTCCGAGGCCTCCTCCGAATTGTCGTGGCAATGGATAAACTCGCACAGCGCCTGCGCCATGCCGGTGTAATCCTTGTTGCTCAGAGCCATGGCAAAGTCCTCCATCGCTGACTCCATACCAGGATCCATCTCCTTGTCGGACTTTTCGTCGGACGAGCCGTACTTGTCGGCCTTGGAGGAATCCTTCTCCTTCATGCGGGCCAGGATGATGGCCGCGATCTTACCTTTTCCAGGAATCATTTCCGTGACTCCTTTCTATCAGGTAGCTGAATTCTTGAGCACCAGCGAGACGTAGACAGCGCTCGAAGCGACCGAAGGTTTAGCGGGCGCGCCCGTGCTGCCAGTGACGAGGAGGAAATCCACCGTCTTGGCGCTCGATACGTCGGATCCCGACAGCTGCGGATGCAGCACCTGCGTGCCCGTCATCTCCAGCTGGAGATGCGCCGACTTGAGGGAGACGTAAGGATCCTCGAGGGTGATGCGATAGATGCCCGTTCCCAGGCACGAAGCCGAGGCATACGTCAGGGAATCGGAGACGGTGCTGCCGTCCGATCCGGTGATGACGATCTTGCCGTCGATGAAGACTAGACCCTGATCGGCGCTGCCGTGGTCCTTGTACCATGATCTGTTTGCCATATTTTTGCTAAGCTCCTGATTATCTTTGGCAGAAACCGGGGCCCTTCAAGCGGGCCCCGGATCCTGATTTATCGAATGACTACGTCCTCAATTACTCGGAGAGGTTGATGACGATGTTGCGACCAGGGGCCTTGCAACCGACCTGAGCGTAGTAGCCGTAGCGGATCTCGTACCCGTCGGCCGAGGACTGACGCAGCATGGATCCGACGCTATCCTCGTCGAGAGGACGCACGAGGGCGCCACCCGAGTAGATCTTCCAGACCGACATGTCGAGTCCGTAGATCTTGTTGGACGGGCAGTTTCGATCCGCGAGGACCTTGACCGTGCCGGCCGGAGTGAGGATCTCGACGGCTCGGAAGCCCACCTGAGCTACCTGCATATCGACATAGTGGACCTTGCTATCCAGCGACTGGATGAGGTCATTCATCTTGTCCGGGTGCAGGAAGAAGTGGCTGAGACGACCTTCCTGGGTCATGACCTTGGACGCCGCCGTGGTCAGGATCTGGTTGATCGGAGTTCCCGCCGAGGGAGTCCAACGCAGACCGGCCAGACGCGTGGCGTCGACGGTTCGGTTGACTCCGAAGAACGCGGTCGAAGAAGGGGCCGAGGAGGGGAGCCAGGCGGCCAGTCCGGCGACCTTGAGTCGGGTCGGAGTGGCAGAGTCCTGACGATCTCCCTTGACGAAGATGAAGTCGCCGACGACGGTGCCCGACTCGGTGGAGACGTTGGCCGTGAAGGTGACGGTGCCCGCGTCGCGGTCGACGCTCTGGACAGTCAGACCAGCTCCGGAGTTGCGGAGGGTGTCTCCCGACTCGGAGTCGGAGAAGACGACCTGCAGACCTTCCTCGAAGTGGTTGACGTCGGCCAGCGTGGCGAGCGTGATGGTAGCGCCCGAGATGCCTCCGGTGGCGATGACTCCGATGTTACCCCAGCCGGCGCGATAGAGGTCGCGTCCCAGGGTGTTCTTGAGCTCGGTGATGGCCGAGTCGATCTCGGTCGTCACGGCTTCCATGAAGGCGTTGGGGTTGCCCTTCGCCGTAGCGATGAGCATGCCGTCGACCGTCGCCAGGGCGTAGTCCGAGACGGGGGTCAGCTGGAAGGAGACACCGTTGGTGCCCACCGAGCCGGCTCGCGTCTGGGCCTGGGAAAACGTCGCCGAACGACGTCCGCCAGTGCCGTAGATGACGGGGACGGGGATGTACTTGCCGAAACCATCCGAGGTTTTCGGCATCAGAGCGAGGAGGGGGTTGTCCGCGTAAACGAGGGACTCGACCTTGTCGCCGGTGTAATGCTCCTTGAGCGCAAACTCAAAGGAGGTTCTATCTAGACCTGCCATAATTCTGTTTCTCCAGTAAAGACAAAAGACGCATTATCGCGGCGTCGCTATCTGCAATGCTCGCGATCCAAGCTCGACATCACGAGAACTTGAGCAGAGAGACCGCTCTTTTGAGCGATTCCTCGTTGCTTATCGGTGCCCGAGGAGCGCCGGCCGAGGAGGCCGCCGTCCGGTTGTTTGTCAGCGTGGGTGGGAGCCCGGGACGAATTTCCTGGGACTCGAAGCGGGCTACGTGTCGTTCCTCGACACGGTTACCGCTGGCCGTCGCGTCTCTATTGACGGTTTGCGTTGCTTGCGAACCGGGGTTCGCCTTGTCTTCCTGGGATCCCGGCTGTAGGGCCGCCCGGATCTTGTTCGCCTTGAGGAACTTCTGAGCTTCCTCGAAATAGTAATCTTCGACGGCCTGGGCCGCCTTGTCCAGCGACATCGGGGTGCGCTGCTCGGGTGGGACGTCCTGGGAAACCCAATCCTCATAGATCAAGTCGTAGACGTCATCGATAGCATCGTTGACAGCGATGAGTTCGTACTTGTCCTTGGCCGCTTCGATGAAGCTTCTGATGCTGGCCTTGCTGTCGGCCTCGGCCTGCGCCTCGACGGCGGCGTGATGCGCCTTGAGCGCGTCCTCATATTGCTTGTCCCAGCCTTCGATCTTCTGCTTGACGGCGGCCAGCTCCTTCTGCATGGGATCCTGCTCGCCGGGCTGCTGCAACGCTAAAGCGATGAGCTTGTCCAACGACAACCCGGACTTCTCGACGAAGGCCAGGGGATTCTCCTGCAGCAGCTTCTGGGATTCCTGCCACTGCTTGAGGGCCGCTTCCTGCTCCTTCAGCGCCCGTTCCTTGTTGCGCAGCTCCTTGTCCTTGCGACTTAAAGCGGCAAACTTGGAAGAGAGCCTGGGCTCCTCCTGCGATTTAGTCCCGTTGTTTTCCGCGGCGGAAGCCGCCTGCTCGGAATTAATCTGAGAATTTCCTGGGTCATTCTGACCCGGCTGATTGGTGACGTCGGACGCTGCCCCTTCGGAGCTCGCCGTCTGGACGACCTGTTGGATGTCTGCTTGCTGCGTCATTTAGGATGTCTCATCGAGAGCCTCAGAGGAACTCTCCTGATCAGTGCTATCGTCTCCCGGCGGGTTGATTCCGAGCTTTTCCTCGAGCACTCGGAAGCGAGCGTCCAGGTTGCTCAGCGAAGCCAGGATGGGTCCGATGGACTCCTTGATATCGATGACTTCCAGACCGGTCTTGGGGTCGACGTCGACCATGGACGCTCCCATTTCTGTCGACTTGAGGTGAGTCGTCGTGGTGCCAAACTTCTGATCCTGCGGATCCTCGCCCGGCACGCCCGGCTTGTAGCGGAACGTGACGCCACCCTCGAGCGACTCCATCATCTCGGCCGGGGGCGTCTCCTCTAGAGCTCTGAGCTTGCGCTTGGAACGTGGGTCGGAGACGGCTTTGGCGATCATGGGAGCCATGGCCATGGCCATCTTGCTCATATCTGCGCCTCCCTTCTGCTGTCCTCCAGCGCTGGATACTTTCATCGCCGTCTGCGCCCAATCGGGCATGGAGATTCCCATATCGGACGCGTTGGAGGCGTAGTTGCCGAAGCTCGCCATCGGTGACTGGGCCATCATGGGCTGGATGTTGGTCTTCGTCATCGGGTCGGATGGAACGACGGGTAGGAGTTCGTTGGTCGGGGCGGACACGGGATTGGCAGGCAAAGCTCCGACTGCCGGCTCAGCCTGAGGCTGAGCGGGAGCGGGTTCCGCAGGAGGTGTCAGCTTGTCAGTGACGGCGTCGACCCAGCGCCTGAGAAGTTCGATATTCTCCTCGGGATAGTTCATGCGCTTGGCCCTGAGGACGGCGGACATGCCCAGCTGCTGCGCCAGCGATAGGTTCGTCAGCTCATCTACTGTTCCGGGTTTGCCCTCCTCAAGGATCGACTCGATCGTCCAACGGATATCCTCCAGCGCTGCCGTCTCGAGAGAGACGAAATGCTCGACGTCCGGGAAATCTAGGAGCGAGAGCGCCAGTTCCTTGGGTAGCAGGTCGGCCTGCAGAAGCTCGACTACCTGCTGCATGCGACCGGCGGGGGTAGAAGGCAGCAAATTGGTGGGAAAGACCTTCATCAAGTATTTGTCAGCCTCGAGATCGACGTCCTTCCACTTGATAGTCTTGACAAACTTATCCTGCGCGGCGACGATGGCCAGGCCTTTGTCACCCGATTCGTAACGGGATTGGCTCAGAGCTATCACTTTCCTGGACAGCTGCATGAAGAATTCCTCCCAGCGCTGCGAAGTGGTGATGAAGCGTTCCGATACCTGATCGTTGTACTCCCTGAGAGCCGCTCCGGAGTCGAGTCCGGCGGGCTTGCGGCCTGAGGCGCTGAGCTGCGAGACACCGGTGACTTCGTACGCTCGACGGATCCAGCGGTCCAGGTCGGCGTAGATCTCTCCCGGCATGGCAGGCGGAGTCTGGAAAGTGGGCGGCCGGCCGACGTACTTGACGACGGGGACGTTTTCCCCGAGCCCGGGATTGAGATGGGCAGGAACTATCTGCGTGCCGGCCTCGACGAAGACCCTAGGCCTAGACATCATGCGCTGCGCCGAAGAGATGTCGCGGCAGAGCCTGTTGATCTCGATCTGGATGCCGACGAGCTCCTCGGCCAGGCCCGTGCCCCAGAAACCGATGATGGGCTCGCTCCAGTGGAAGAAGACGAACGGGAAGAAATCGTAGACCCACTTCTCGGAGAATAGAGTGCAGCCATCGATGCAGATGGCGTGACGACCGTCCTTCGCTCCCGGGGCGGAAGGCAGGTGCCAGGACTCGATGACCTCGATGTGATCGACGGCCCGGGGAGAAGTCGTATCCGTCTGCGTGCCGCGCGCTGCCGATATCTGGCGTTCGAACTTGGGAAAGAGCTCGACCAGGCGGTCCCTCAGGATCCACTTTCTGCGATGGATCTGGCCGGGTTCGCCGTAGCGTCCCTCCTCCTCGTCGATCAATAACTCGTCAGGCAGCACTCTTTCGAAGCACAGTCGGGCTCGACCCTTGCTGTCGCTGTCCCAGAAGAGGTGGACGATTCCGGTACCGAAGACGCACGCGTCCCTGAAGGCCTTCTGCGCCGTCTCATACGCCTTGCCGTCGTAGAAGACACCCTCGACGTACTTCGTCAGGCGTTTCGCGCGTCCTGCCAGCGAGACGTCGGCGTCCTCCGTCAGGAACATGGGCTTGGGCCTGTTCTGCCCGATCTTGGCGACGGCTGTGTCGATGCACGACCTGATGGCGTTGAATGTGAAACCCGATGGTTTGCCAGGTTCGACGACCTGCCGGCGAGTCTGACCCGGCCTGGTGCCCAGGATCTCCCTGTTACCGTATAGCCGAGTCCATTTGAGATTGTCGTTGATGCGACGAGTGTCGACTCCATCTAGATCGGCGACGACCGAAGTCACGCCGGCGTGCAGATCGGAATCCTGCAGAGTCCACCACTGGCCGTTGGCCGTTGATTTGCTAGCGCCCACCCGCTCCGAGCGGACGGGAATGTCTGATACGCCGACGGCCATCAGTTACCTCCTGCCGAATAGTACAGAAGATCCTCGTCCGCGGTTTCGGCAGCCTCAGAACCAGGCTCAGAATATTCGGAATCCCCGGGCAACGGGATAACCATACCGAGAGCTCTTGATTTTCTGGAGACCTTGAGGTCTCCCAGCTCGAATCGCTCGATGTCCTGCTCCACCAGCAGCTTAAATAGTTCGCGGAGCTCCGCAAGGGAAGAGATCTTCATCGCTACAGAGCAATGCCGGCGATCCAGGGTACCAATCAACCGATTCTGATGAATGTCGGATGATCGATGTGATGAGGGTATACCTCCCTCTCATCGTGTAGCACCGCCGTCACGATTCCTTCGTCGGAAATGCGAGTGATGATCAGGATATCGCCTGGATTGACTGTCCTCTTCGATCTTCCGAAGAAGAACTCCTCTTCCCTATCGACTGTCACGAGCTCTCCCAGAGAAAGAGGTCTGACTGCGGACCAGAAATCGCTCACCATGCATCCTCTTCCTCTCCGTGGTCGCGTTCCCACCACGGCTGCCGCTGGCGGCGTTGGAGCCTCAATGTATCTTTTTCCCAGAATTGCTGAGCCCATTCATCGGAGTCGACAGGCGGCGGCTTCGGCAGAGAGGGAACAGTGGCGTAATTCCGCGCTTTCCTCCACGCGTACAACATGGCATCGGACAGGTGATTGGCGCAGGCCGTGTGTTCGACGTGCTTGTTCTTGGCTAGCTCGCGCTCGTCCCAAACCAAGTTCTCCCATTCCTCCTTGAGATCGGAAGCATTGGGTAACAGTTTGATGACTCCTGTGATTAGGTCGCTGTTAAGCATCGAGATGGCATTGACCTTGTCGCGCTGAGCCGCGTCCTCGAGGGGCAGCCCAAACCTCTGACGCATCTCCTCAACCGACTGTTTGGCCTTGGGATCGACGACGATGCTGATGGGCGAGTAATGGTCGATCAGATCCTGCGTCATCTTGGCGACCTGAGAGATGATCAGCTTGGGCCTCTTGATAGCGTCGACCACGTAGAGGTTCCTGTCGTCATTCTGGGCATAAGCGCAGATGACCCACGCTGTATCGTCCGTGAATCCCAAATCCAGGCCGATGACGTAGTTCCAGGCAACGTTCTGCTTCGGCAGTTCGGAAGCGCTATTTCTTTCGTCCGAAAAGCGATAGACGAGCTTGGAATCGTCGACCGTCCACTCTCCCAAGTATTGCTGACGAAATTGAGGAGTCTCGACGATAAGCGGGTTAGCCGACTTCCGCAGCTCGATGATGTCCCGCATCTCGTTGACGACGTAAGGATTATCCTCCCACGTCCACCGGTGGACGGACCATCCCTTCTCCCTCTCCTTCTCATCCCTCTGCGTGACCCTGAAGAAGAAATTCTTGGTGTTACCTGGTGTGCCGATCAGACAGATCGTTCCTCTGTCATCGGCGACGGCGGGCATGAGGACGGAATAGACCAGGTCCTCGAGATCTTGCCTGAATGAGGCGCATTCGTCGATGATGACAAGACGATACTTCTGACCCAGCAGCTTGTCTCGCTGCTCCGGGCTGGCGTCGGCCCCCACTAGATAGAGGACGGATCCGTTGCTCAGAGTGTAAGAAAGCTCGCTAGCATTCCATTTACCCGTCAGACCGAACTTGAGGACTAGATCGTGCAGGATGTTCCGAACAAATATCCTCTTGGCTGATTCGCGAGTCAATCCGATGTATAGGCATGTGCAGCCAGGATTGCTCAAAGCTTCCTGCAGCAGGTACAAGCCTGAGGCATAGCTCTTGCCGGCGCGCCGTGTGCAGATCGCCGCCTTGAGTCTCGAAGGATCGTCGATAAAACGCTGCTGGACAGGCAGCCCGACGGCGCTAGCCATCCTGCTCTGCTTGGACTGCTGAGCTATCTGGGCGATGATCCGAGCCAATTGGCGGTCGTTTAGACTCTTGGCCGGCATGCGTCACTTCTTCTTAGGGCCGGGGCGCAGCGTCTTCTTGCCGCTCGGAGCGGGCAAAAATTCGGCCGAAGAAGACAGGACGCTGTCCAGCAGCGCCGCTTTGGGATCATCCTCGGAGAATTTGGGTGATGTTGCGGCCCAAAGGCTCAGCACATTCGAACTCGGTACTACCGTCCGTCCGACGTCAGTGACGATGACGAGCATGCCATCTTCCATAGAGATGCTAGCATCGTCCGAGGTTAGGTGATTCCGTACCCCCGCTAGACCCTGGACCGATACGCCCCGGGCTAGCTCGACTCGAACGAGCTTCATTCTGCATCCTTAGCAGAGGAATTCCTCTGCGACGCAGATTCTGCCTCGACGTCGAGCTCGAAAATGCGTCGCAAGATGGCTTCCTTCTTTTTTGTGAGGATAGCCAGCTTGGCCTCGATGTCGCCGACGAGAGTGGCTAGCTGCTCGTACTCCTTGTTGATCTGGTCTAATTCCCGGGGCTTGTTCTCTTCTTTGCTTTCCATGGTAGGTGTCTCTTTCTTTCAGACAAATAGCGACGCTAATAGCCTGAATGGCTTGTAACGAAATTTGATGCCTTTTTCCTTGAGGCCGTTGGCGGCCGGACCCATATGCGTGGCGACAACGTCGCGCTGTCCGGGAGAAGCATGTTCCCACAACCGCCGGGCGACGCCCATGCGCTGGAAGATGTGTTTGACGAAGATATAGTGGACGACGATGTCTTCCTTGGAATCCTCCCAGGCCAACCATCCGAATATCTGGTCGTCATCCTGGGGGTCGCAAGCTATAGCCACGTTACACTTCGTCATCAGCTTAGAGATGACTGTCTTCTGAGTCCTGAAATAATCGTCGTTTCCTGTACCCCAGCTAGCCGGGCAATCGCGGTAGCTCTTGAGCCACGAATTGAGCACAAGTGGCACATCTCCCGGCTGCATCGGGCGGATGGAGATTGGCAGTTCTTCCTTCTCTTCCATCACTGGCCTCTCGCTGGGCTAGAGGTGAGCATGCTCATGATGATTCTCATCACTTGTCCGACTTCTTGCTCAGGTAGTCTATGATCAGAGGTTTGTACTGCTCTAGGTCGCTGGCCGCGATCTGATCCAGCGCCGCCTCGCGCGAAAGCTCACGCTCTTCCTTCCGAAGAGAAGTCCAGATGCGGTGTAACTTATCGAGGGAATCGATGTCCTCGATGCTCAGGTCCTTGAGCGAGGCCATCTGCATGACTTTCTTGCCGACGATGATGATCAGATCATCGTATATCGTGTCCGAACTGTGAAGCCTAGTTGTCTTTTTGGCCGCCATGGTTGTCTCCTGCTCAGATAGATGCCGAGCCGCTCAGTGATAGTAACCTAACATCCGATGTCTGATGGAACTGCCTGGACTCTATCCGATAATCAGACTCCATGGACCTCTCAGCGCTGCCCGATGACCACCACTGTCGCATGCGAAACTCCAATCGATGGATCGTCCTCTGCACCGTGCTGTTCGATATCTTGAGCTGCCGCGATATCTCTCTGCCCTTGGAACCCTCGCTATACAGGGACCATATGGATCGATCGGGCCCTCGAGGAGCCGCCGAGCCGGCATGCAAAAATTGTCGACACATCGTCCAGTAGTCGCGGCAATCGGCGAAATCAGCATGAGATCTTTCGTCGCTGATCTCTATCATGACATTGACGTCGCGGCCGGTCCTGCGTTTCGGAGCCGATATCGTGCCTTCAGGCCATGGTAGCTGCTGCACTGCTTTGTCTGAGACGCCGAACTCTATGTCTTCGAAACCCGACTTCTTCAGCTTACGATACCAGGTATCCCTGAGCTTGCGGTACGACGACTCAGTCATGCCGGGAGACAGCAGGATATCGTCTAGGCCCGGCTTGAGTTGGTAAGGTCTCATCTATCGATAATTATCGGCCCGCTCCGAGATGAAATCTCAGCGACCGTCCTTTGGTTCGCAGATGTAGACGAGACTCTGCTCGGACCTTTCCACGGCCTCGACGTAGGAGCTCAGGGAAAATCGCTCTTGAAGAGACGTCTCGAACTCCTTCCTGGACAGTTGCTTGCTCGAGGGGTTAGGTATGTTGTGCACCAGATAACCTGACGTCGACCTGAGGATGATATTGTCGAGATACTTTCGTTGCTCCGCACGGTCGAGCTCAGCGACAGAGTAATTGGCGATGAATACGTCAGCATGCTGGACGCTGTCCGTCGACTCGAACCTGATGGGATTGGGCAGGTGATACTGACGCAGATACTCTCGCGTCATATCGAGCACTTCGGGCAGATCGACGATGACATATTCTTTGGGAGAGAACAAAGCGCAGATCATCCGAGCCAGGCCACCGTAACCTCCGCCGATCTCGACGACACGCTTATCGGCGATTCCTAGCTTCCTATCGATCTCCAGCGCCTGCCAAGCGTAACGCATATTGATGGGAGCTGACTCCGCCCCCATGCCAAAGTCCACCCTGAACGGACAACCCACTAGATCGTTGAGAATGATCTCAGACCAGTGTCTCGATATCCACTCAGAATCGAGTTGCTTGATCTTCTTCAGGTAGCTTTTGGCGGCTAGCGGAGTCACTCCATCGATGATGCCGCGGATATCCTGATTACGCCTAAACTGACGAAACTCCTCAGGGTCGGAATTAATCTTTCTGACGAAATCGAGATAACGATCTTGTCCCTTCTTCTGGATCTGCCAGGTCATCAATCATCCTCAGCTGATGCCGAGAGTAACGCTGCCACTTCGTCGGGGGTCTTACCTAACGCTTCAAGCTCCCGGGCCGCCATGTAACGGACGAAAAAGACAACCGAGAACATGATCATGAGAAAAACTAACATCTGACCGTCCTTCTTCGCGCATCGTCGTAGATGGCGTTCCTATCCAAATCCTGCGCAGAGACATAGACGATGTCTGTCGTCGCCGGGCGACCGTAATAATGCGACCTGGCATCGGCAACACGGTCCCTGGGAACCAGCAGTCGATAGTACTCCTTGCCACCCCTCACCTGCGTCGGACCGGTGATCACCATCGGACACCAGGCGGGGACGACGACCCATGTCGTGATCTCTACGATCTCTCCCGGTTCGAACAGTTCCTTGTCTGACAGCGTAACGCTGTCCATGTCCAGCGCCTGGCTCTTGGTCGCCCATCCTTCCAGAGGGCATTTGGAGTAGACCAGCTGACCGGGTCGAAGCATGACTTCCGATAATTATGCGTCGCTCAGAAGTATG